ACTTCTTCCGAAGTCCAATCATCCTCAGGCTCTACTTGATATATTACTGGATAAAACCAATCGCGCTGAATAAGTCCTTCTGAAACTTGACGTGCAGTTTCATAAACCTCATAACAAATAGATTCTCTGTCATAACCAGCTGTACTGAACGAAATCAATAAAGGTTGGCGCCGCGCTCCAAAGGATGTTTGGATAACATCGTAAAGCTCGCGGTCTTTCTGAGTATGCAACTCATCAAACAAAGCAGCGTGAAGGTTACCACCATGTTTGCCACCAACATCACTGGAAACAACCTTATAAACACTTGCACCATCTTTTAATAAAATTGCGTTGTGATACGCATTGACTAATTCATTAAGTTTTGGATTCTGCTTTACCATAAATCGCGCAGTATCAAATATCGCCCGCGCTTGTTCGCGGTCTGCAGCTATCGATATTAGTTCCGCACCAGGTTCATTATCGATTATCAGAAGATAGAGAGCAATAGCTGCACCAAGAGGCGATTTCCCATTTTTGCGTGCGCAAAACACAAACGCTTCTCGGTATCGCCGTAAGCCTGTCCCCCTAACTTTCCATCCAAATAGATTACTGACAAATTCTTTTTCCCAATCCAACAGCAAAAATGGTTTCCCACCCAGCTCCCCCTTAACGTGCGTAATATAACCTTCGATAAAATCGACTGCTACTTGACCAGCTACTGGGTCATAATAGTATTTACTTAAATCGCAATCGTACGGGTTATACTTCTTCAACTTCACCGCCTTCATCGTCTTCGCTGTCAATTTCACCTTCTACTTTTGCAAATGCAGCAGCAAATAGCGAATCAGCGAGGGATTTTGTCTTTTCAGCAGGCGATAAAGCCTTAACCCGCGTTCTTTCGGCTGGTGTCAATCCAAACTCTCCAAGCATCAATTTTACGCGTGTCCATGCTTGGTTTGCAATCCCAACATTAGGATGCTGGTATACAGTTCCCTTTTCGGTAACTACAATTGTTCCAGTTTTTTGTAGTTCTTTGCGAGCAGAGATCATATCGCCATATGCCATACATAAAAGCTCGAGCGCCTGATAATCGCCCTCAGTATAAAGACCAGTTTCAATTAGTTTCGGTATCAGCTCTTTCCACAGGCGTTTGCCATAAATATTCAAAGTCGACGGTGGCTTCGGATGAGCAATAGGAACAGCAAACTTTGCCTGTGAGTTATTCACACGGCTTTTTTTTAGCGTTCCTTGCGCCTCTTTGATTACATCAGGCTTAGGCAATCTACCTCTCATGTTTGCCCCATCTCTCACCATGTTTGTTATGCTCTGCTTCATGGCAAGAACGACACAATGCTTCTAAGTTCTCCTCATCATCCGACCCGCCATCACGCCTACGGATAATATGATGAGCAATTTCTGATGGTGCTCCGCAACGCTCACAGGTCGGATGTCGTGCCAAAAATATCCTCGAACGCCGACGCCACGATGCACTCGTGTATTTTATATCACGTGGTTTTGCCCATTGTTTCATATATTCACGCTGATGCTCTGGACACCGATGTACATTAGACTCATAAACCAAATTTGGGCATCCAGGAACCATACATGGACGCGGTGTACTATTAGCCATCACTACTCTCAAACCACGACTCAAAATCAAGCTCAATATCCTCGTCAGATATTACTTGTTCCAAGACAGCAATTCGTTCCTCTAATTCATCGAGATATTTTCTCAAATTGAAAACCTCGCACATTAAAACCCGTAACATATCATCAGGTTTATCCATAATTGACACTATGTCAACAAATTGCTGTCCTTATCTGTTTTTCTCTCTCCATCGGTTAGTTTATCTAATCGATCTTCCAAATCCTTGACCTTTATACTGAGCTCATTAATCAAGGCGTCTTTGGCTACATTCTCAGCTTGGAGCTGTTCAATCTTCGCCCTTAAGCTTTTATTTTCAAGTTTCAGTTCATTGATCATGCGCTCACGGCCCAATAATTCTAATTTAAGACGGGTAACCTCTTCCTCAAGTTCCTTGTACTTCTTAGTCAAATCTTTGAGTTGTGTATTAATAGAGGTTACCATTTCCGTTGAAATAGCAGTCAATTCACGGGCCGTGCCCGCCAACGTATCACTCGTTAACTTAACTGTTTCCGCTTGATTTTTTTTGCGATTGGAAATCGCTGATACAATAGCTGCCCCAACCCCACCCGCCCCTATCGCAGAAATTATAGCAATTACAATTTCAACAATTGTTGCGGGCATGGTTTACCCCAATGGCTTTGATGTTTTATCCCCGTAGGCGTCGTAAATACCTGTCGCCACAAGCCCAATGGCAGCGCCAAAAATCAAACCTTCAAAAACGAAATTAAAGTTCCAGATAACAGGCTCAACTGCTGAGTAGACATGGTAGCCAAAGCCAATAACCAGCCCAAGTACATAGGCTAAGACCTCTGCTTTCTTACCGCTCCATTCTAACTTTTGCTTGAAAAATTGTACTAAACCTGTTACGACTAAAATAAGTGGCACCCCTGCGACGATTAAATTTGGTAGGTTCATGTTATTTATCCTTTCTTAATTTGTTTCTACTTTATTATCATACCACAAATTAAGCGCAATTTCAAGACAAAAAAGATTTATTTCTGACTAAGTTCCTCAATTGCATCCTGCACACTAATTTTGTTCAACCTTGCATACAAATCAATCACATCCATTGGCTTCGCCGTGCACCCAGCAAAACACCCACATATCTGTTGCTCGGTATCAACCCAAAAACTTGGATTGTCATCATCATGAAATGGGCAACGCGTCATTGCCCAATGTTCACCCGTGAACACCAAATTTGAGAGGTAATCTTCAATTTTGTACCTTTGCTTTATCTCGTTCAAATCAGCACTGATTTTACCGTCCAACACTTCCGCTACAGACAGCTCCTTCGGCGCCTTTCTTTCTACTCTGTATGGCGGGCGGTCAGTTCGTTCTAATAGCCTTAATTTTTCCGCAGGAAATAGCTCAGCCAAATTCTCCCACGACGGAAACCCACCTGCTTGATACTCTGTATGGCGGGCGGTCAGTTCGTTCTAATAGCCTTAATTTTTCCGCAGGAAATAGCTCAGCCAAATTCTCCCACGACGGAAACCCACCTGCTTGATACTCAGTATATACTGCCCCACTGGGATGCACCGATCCAGGCAACATCACCAATCCACCGCGCCCCTTAATGTCTATCTTTCCCATATGCAGATTCCTGATTTCTTTCACGCACCTGGTATATACATGCAAACCGCGCGCCGTCCTCACCTTATAGGCGTCTCGTAGGATCGTCTTTGCTACCCAGCTGCCCTGAGTAGAGACCCACTGAGACCAGCGTACATATTCGCCAACCTCGTCAAAGTCAATAATTGTTAAATTGTTAGTGCCCGTAACCGCAGCTCCATTGCTCGGAATCCTAAACCATCTTAACAATTCCGCCTCTGTAGGAGGTTGCTGCTGATACCTTCGCCACTTGATGCGCGGTATTTTAGTGCCCAAATACATTGGTACAACCGAAATACCGTGCTGAGTAAAGTAAAGTGCTGTTTCGAGCTTAATTCCTTGAATTTGGTTGTTTTCCATATCTAAAAGTGCTTTGCGTGGTGGATTGGTGGATTTAAAAACGACTTTTCATTAAGTTTATCCTTAGTATTAATTATTAACACCGTGTACAAAGGGGAAGAGGGTAAGAATGTAGAATATAGGGTAATACACCTTAAGTGAAAAGGAGAAACTTAATAGGAAATGCATTTTAAATCCACCAATCCACCATTTTTTGGTCTTAAGATTGTCATTTTTGTCATTTCGACGCCATTTTGTTAACATTTTGTACAAGGTTTTCAATTGTTAAGAAACATGTATTGTCTATTGCCACGTGATATTCGACTTATCATGTCGTATCTGTTTTCTAATACGCTTTTAAGACCGTTTAACCGTCTTGAAAATGCTTTAACACTTCGAGGCCAATCACTGTCAGGTTTGTTTCCGTTGAATAGTAGTTGTTGGGCTTCGGTATATAATTCGCGAGCAGTAACCCAGCGTTCAACATTGCTATCACTGTTCATCAGCGATGAGCTCTTGCTATTCAGCCAAGTATCAATTGCCTCGATTACAATTTCGCCGTCTGCAAGGAAATTGTTTTGTGCACGCTTTAAGTCTTTTACAATTTCTTCCCACAAATCTAACTTGCCACTCTGAATAGACATAACGCGCCCCAGCGCTTCCCAATCAGCCATTCTGAGTTCGGATGTCGATGGCAGTCCACCATTTTGTAGTTCACGCACAACAGCGTTCAGGTTTGTTAGAATATCGCCCCACCAAGAGTTACGCAGTTCATCGATTTCGTTTAGGAATAAGCTTTCCCGACGGCGCTCATCATCACTAATGCGGTTTAGGGGTAAAATCAGTAGGCGGTCTGCAAGATCATCACGCCGCAAGACATCTGGCGTCCTCGCAGTAACAGCAATCCAGCAGCGATATTTGAGGATGCCCATTTCTTTACTTGTGTATAATTTGCGATACTCGTCCATTGCGCCTGTTGAAATGCGCGCAAGTTTGTCTTGTAGCCAGGGCTCCATTGAGTCCAAGTTATCCATTGCGTACAGATGGTAGTGGCTTGCTGTTACTGAGAAGTCATCTGGCTTTGTTGGTACGCCTGAGACCTGTGACCACTGTCCAAATAGTAACCTCAGTAGGATGCGCAAGGTCATACTTTTACCGCTTCCCTTTTCGCCGAGTAGTACCATTATAGGCTTTGTTGGACATAGCTCATTAAAAAACAGGCTTTGCGTCCACACCTGGTAAGCCCAAGCATGTTTTGGTTCTTCCCAGTTTGCTACTGAGGAAATTATTTCTGCTGCGTTATTGGTGTTGGTGAAGTCGGGATTATAAGGCTCCCAGATAAATAAATCGTCAAAAATTACTGGGGCATCGCCGTTATCATGAAGTTTGATGTCAGTTCCGTTCAAACAATAGATTTTGCCGTCAAACCTGCTTACCCAGAGCAAATGCGTGTCTTCGTCATAATATGCCAGCCTTACCACACGCTTTACTTCGCTATTGAGAATTGCTGCTGTCTTACAGGCATTGCTAAATACGGCGAAGCTTTTAGATGCTGGATTTATCCCCGTGAGTTCGTGAAGCCACGCATGCCAGCGCTCAGTATCCAGCTCAAATAGTCTGTGTTTTTCCTGCCATAGGTAGTATAAATCGCCTTCAGGAGTTTGGATAAACTTTCCATTTTCGTCCAGCCAGGTAAGGAGTAGGGATTCTGAGTTTGAATATCTTACACTTGCCGTTACCCCCTTTACTGGTGTTAGGATGTCTTCCAGCGCATCTTGTAGTTTGGGATCAGGCGGATTTATGAGAGGATTCCCTAAACGTCTTGCGCGGGCAGCTGAGAAGCGTGAACCAATTTTGAGGCGCTGATAGTTAGTTCCAAGCTTTGCTGCCATTGAAGTAATAAGCCCGCTTACGGCTAAGCTCAGGTTAGGAGGAAGTGCAACCGTAA